TACCCCCGCATGAGGATGTACCCGGTGTTCCAGTTCCCGGTGGTCCAGAAGAACCGGATCGCGTCCAGCGGGGACGTGAGGCTGCTGTTCAGCTGTCCGTACCCGTTCGCGCCGTAGCTGGCAGGGGTGCCGGTCCGGCCTCCGCCCCACCATGTCAACTGCTTGACGGTTCCGTTCGTGCCGGGGAGGGGGACGCGGATCGTGAAAGAGGCCATTTCGCTGGACGCGCTGCCGACGCCGAAGCCGGTGCTGATGAGGTTGCTGGCCTCGTCGGTGTTCTGGGCGATGCCGCCCTGGGCGCCCCAGGCGTAGTCCGACACGCCGGTGACGAAGGAGCCGCCCTGTGAGAAGCGTATCGCCAGGGCCTGATTGTCGTTCACCGGGGAGGCAATGAAGATATCGAACTCCACCATACTATACGTGGCGTCGAGGGCGATATCGACGTTCGTCGTGCCGTTGGCCACAGACCCGGTCCCGGACGGGGTGAGGGCGACTACGGCCGGGAGGGTGGGGGTATACCACTGGGGCAGCCCGCTCTGGACGCGCAGAAGCTGGTCCGTCGAGCCGATGGCCAGCCGGGTCCAGTTGCCGCCCGTCCGGTACATCAGGTCCCCGTTCGCGGAGCCGGATATCCAGTTCAGGGCCTGCTCAATGGTCACCTCTTCCGGGTCGCCGGAGGAGGCCGTGTTCCGTCCTATCAGCCGAGAGTTGCTGATGTTCTGCATCTTCGCGAAGGTGACCACGTCGTTCGCGATGGTCGTGGCGAAGCTGGCGGTGCCGCTGCCCGTCACGTCGCCCGTCAGGGTGATCGTCTGGAGGGCGCCGTGATCGACCCAGGAGGACCCGTCGGAGAAGAGGGTCTTCCCGGTGGTCTCGTTGTATATCCAGCTGCCCTCCCACTCTGCTGCGGGCGGGAGGTCGCCGGTCACGACGGTCTGGAGAGGGAGCGGGGCCTCCATCGGCTCCGTCCCGTCCTTCATCATGCCGGTGTTCAAGCGGTGCCGTTGGGCCTGCTCTTCCTGGGCGGCGCTGATATTCTGCGCACGGTCCAGGCGAGGGTCATTCACCGAGGCCCTCGGCAGCCTACTTGGGCGGCCTGTCCTTACGGTCACAGACGTGCTCCTTCAGCGCGAGGGGGGTGCCCTTGAGGGCGGCTTTGCAGTGGCGGCACGTGCCGGCCCACTCCAACTTGGCGTTATCTTGTGCGGCGCGCTCACGCGCTGCCGGGGAGGCGCCGAAGCGCCTGCCCATCGCTACCTCGCCGCGAGAGAGCCTCATCGGAAGCCTCCCGCCCGCAGGTCAACGTCATATCCCTCGATCTCCCAAGGCGAGCCCGCCTCGGAGCCGAACTGAAGGTCGTATAACCGGCCACGCCGGTAATGCGTGGTGAAGTGCCCGCCCTCTGGCAGGCTGGCATCGAAGTCCTGTTCGTCCGTGATCGTGACCGGGCCGGAGATGTGATCGAACATGCGGAGGGTGACCTCCCACGTGACGCCGGTGTCGGACGCGAACGGGTACACGCGAGTGACCATCCCGCGCATGCGGCGGTCACTGACGACCTTCCGGCCGGTGCGGACGTAGGTGGGCGTCAGGGCCGTGCCGTCGGCGGTATGCGCGCTGTTCAGCGAGAACAACTCGCCCTCCTCGTCCCCGACGAGGATCAGCGGGAAGCCGGAGAACAGCTGCGTGTCGTTCCAACGGAACGCCTGATCTTCCCACGCCTCGCTGATCTCGTCCCACGTGAGGACGCCGAGTTGCTGGGAGATGCCAGTCGCGGTGAACGGGAAGGCGCGCTTGCTGAAGGGCGTCGGGACCTTCTCGCCGAGGGTCTCCAGGTAGTGCTCGGTGTACGCGACCTCCGGTCCCTCATCCTCATCGCCCACGCCGGTATCGGAGGTCAGCGGGACGGCCCAGATCAGCTCGCCGTTCGTCTCGTCGAAGACGGTGAAGCCCGCTTGGGCGCGGACCGGGTCGCGGGTGCGGAGGACCTCGCGCCAGACGTGCGAGTTGATCTCGTTGACCGTGACGCCGTCGAAGAGGTACTGGCTGTCGCCGCCGATGAACTCATGGTAGTCCCCGAAGTCCGCGATCAGGCGCGTGCCGATCAGGCCCACGTTGTTCGTGACGGTCCGGAAGATGAAGACCAAGGGGTCACCGACGAACTGGGCCAGCACCACGCGGTCGCGGGCGTAGAAGGCCACGTTGTCGCCGTGGTTCAGGATGGTGATGATCTCGTCCGTCGTGTCGATGATGCGGAACTGCTCCGAGAGGCCGGAGCTGACGTCCAGGGGCTGGCCGATGTCGCTGTTGATGAACGAGGTCGGGAGCACGTCGCCGCTCTGCCCGATGTGGGCGTAGATCATCATGTTCTTGTAGACTTCAAGGTACTTCGCCGTGAAGCCCAGCGCGCTCTGTCGGACCACCTGCGTGGCCGTGCCGTCCCACGTCACGACCCAGTCCACGCCGTTGGTGGCGAACCAGAGGTCGTCGCCGGTCCCGTCATCGGGCTGGACGAAGACGCGGGTCACCCACGGGGTCGTCAGGTCGCCCTGGAAGGTGCGGCGGATCGTGTAGGCTTGGTTCGTCGCGGTCCCGCCGCTGCTCGCGAGCGTCAGGGTCGTGTTCGTGACCTCGGTGATCCGTATCCAGGTGTCGGTGAGGGCCTGTCGGCCCGTCGCCCCGATGCTGATGTAGTCCCCGGCCTTCACCTCGTTGGTCTCCCACGCGGGCGTGCCGGTATTCACGGTCACGGCGGTGCCGGTCACGTCAATGGTCCCGATCTCGTACCGGGCGTTGATGTACAAGGGCGTGTCGGTCTCGCGGTCGTACTTGAACAGGTCTTCGGTGGTCCCGATGATCTGCAAGCCGCTGACGCCACGGGGCGTGAAGGTGTCGATGAGGGTGATCGGGTTGCCGAAGTCCTTCGCGGAGAACGCCGCCCAGCCCAGGTTGAGGTTGTTGACGCGGCCCTCTTTGATCCGGAAGTTCATCCCATCCTGCAAACCACGCGCCGGCACCTGGACCGGGGTGCGGCCCAGGTACAGGCCCTGGTTCGGGGACAGGACGGTGTTAGCTTGAGCGCCGGGCATCGTCGTGCTCGATCAGGGGGGTGACATCACGCGGCGGGAGGGGCGCGGCGGGACGCGCAAGAGCGCCGCGGATCGCGGTCGCGGCCACGTTCCGGAGGCTCTCCCACGCCTGCTGGAGGCCCTCCAGGCGGATATTGTTCACGCTCGCGAGGGTGGTCGTCCACACGAAGGCGCACTTCCACATCTGGGTGTCGCCCTTGCCGGTGATCGTGACCTGCAGGGGCTCCCAGAACTCGCACTTATGACAGACCTGCGAGCACGGCTGCTTCAGCAGCGGGCAGGTCATGCCGCTTTCATTGACGGGCTTGTGCGTGCTGGTCTTGCTGGCGCCCCACATCAAAGCTTCCCCCTGCGTTGCCGGTGCGGATTGGCTGCGCGGCGCTCCTTCTTCACCTCCGGGAGCACGAGCGGGTCCATGTTGATGCCCCATGCGGCCGCGCAGTTCTCCAGCCACGTGCGGCGGTCGGGGTCGGACGTGCCCCGACGCAGCTCGCGCAAGACCTGTCGGACAATCGGCTTGTCCTGCGGGCGGAAGGTCATCGGCTTAGTCCTTCGTGAAGAGGCACACGTCCACATACTTGACGGCGAGGTTGATGGCCGTGCCGGTGAAGCTGTGCGTGTGGGTGTCGCCCGAGCCGGTCGAAGAGGTGTTGATGATGTCGCCCGAGGTCATGCCACGCTGCGCACCGTTGTCGTCGATCATGCCGGTGTCACTGTACGGGCTCGTAAGGAAGCGGTACGTGCTGCCGAGGTTATGGTTGTGCGAGGGCAGCTGAGCGGTCGTCAGCGCGGTGCCGCCGACGGTGCCGGCGGGGGTCTGGGACGTGAAAGCGGTCGTGAAGGCGACGGACCCGCCCGTCGGCGTGACCGAGCCGGTGACCATCCGCAGGGCGGCGTCGTTGTACGCGGCGTCGGAGACCTTCGTGTAGCCGGTCGGGGCCGAGGTCTGGCCGAGGACGACCTTCGTGCCGGAGCTGAACTCCGGGCCGATGCTCACCCACACGTCCGGGTCGATGGACGTGGTCACCTGCATACGCCCGAGCGTGTCGTTGTAGATGACGTTCCCGTCGGTCCAGTTGGTCTCGGCATCGCGCTGTGCCGTGGTCAGGGTCGGGACGCGGGGGTAGCCATACGTGGTGCTGATGGACAGCAGCCAGCTCTCCACCACGTCGCGGTAGGTCCGCTCGACGCCGGGGAAGAGGCTGACGATGTCCCCGTTCGCGGGGGTGGTCTCGGCAATGGCAAACGGCGGGCTGGCCATAGAGCGGGCTCCTTGTTAGTGGCCTACTCTACCTCACAGGCCGCCACGGGTCCAGCGTTGACCGAAGCGGAACGGGCGGGAGAGCGGGGTCCGGAGGGCGTCCGGCTGCGGGATCAGGATGTCGCGCTGAATGGCCCAGTCTTGCTTGTCGGAGATGATGATCTCCTGCAAGCGCTGCTGCGCCTTCTGCTGCCAATAGGTGCCGTTCTCGACATCGTGGTCGTCGAAGAAACCTTCGGCGGCGGCCTGGAAGGTCAGGTAGTCGTCCGCGTAGGTGGTGAACCAGTTCTCGTCCGACGAGGCGCTGAGAGCCGGCATCCACTTCCAGTAGGGCACGCTGATGCGATAGTCCCCGTCGTCATACAGGGACAGGTCGTCGGGGATCGGCCCGACCAGGAAGTTCATCGTGCCAGCTACGTCCGACGGGTCGCCCATCGTGATGACGCGGGGACGGCCCATCAGTAGGTCCGCGTCGGCCTCGCCGCCGGCGGTGGTCCCGAAGTCGCGGGTCATCTCGTCTTGGTGCCCGACAACCTCCAGCTGCTGCACCGAGCCGTCCTGGTTGATGAGGACGGGCCGGCCACGGTAGGACTTGAAGTTGGACGGGACCGCGCCGAGCGCGGCGGTCTGGTACGTGGTCGTGAAGAGCTGCGAGGTGGACTTCATCACGCGGAAGTTGTGCTGCCGCTGGATGGAGCGCATCGCCTCGTTCACGAGGGTCGGGAGCTGGGCCGTGACAGTAGTGGGCAGATCGATGATGATCTGCCCCACTCTGGTCTGGATTTCCTGATAGGTGGCCATCAGGCCGCTCCTTTAGGGCTTCCGAACGCGGCCTCCGGCAGCTCGCTCTCCGCTTCCATCGCTTCCAGCTCCATCCACTTTCGAGGACGGGGCCAGCTGTTCAAGAAGTTCAAGGGCGACCGCCTCGGTGAGCGGCATTCCTTTCGTGAGTTCCATACCATCCGGCGAGAAGATACCATAGCGGACACCTCCGATAAGGACGACTTGGAACCCGTCTTTCTCAGCGATGACAGTGCGGCTGGCCTTCGTCTCGTTGATGTCGAGCTGCTTGGCATAGACCTCGGTGGCCTGCGCCACGAGGCGGGAGTGCTCACGGAGCTTACCCAACCTTTCCGTGTCGAAGCCAGCGCGCTTCGCCAGGACCTCTGGGACTTCCGTCCCGTGGGCTGACAGATAGACGCCCGGCTCGGCCCGGTACATGAATACTTCCATTCCGAGATCGGCGATCAACTTGATGATCACGCCACCCGGCCGATCATAGTCGATCTTACGCTCGGAAGAAGGGCGGGCAGGTGTCGAGTGACCCTGCCCGATTGGAGTGAAGCCTGACATTGGTAGTCTCCCGTCTTGTTGTGACTGCGTTATGTGATCTTCCTCCAC